AATAGAAACTTTTGTTTAGGGCCATAGGATATCGGGACAATTTGCTGTGTTAATACAGTTCCATCTGATTTTGTTTTCTTAATGTAGATATTATTAAATAGAGTTCCAAAAATTGATATGGCTCTTTTAATAGTCTCGTTGTAAAAATATGTTCCGAACATTATGGTTCACCAAATGGATTCACTTCACTAAAGTCTAGATATGAACTATCCTTATCTTCAAATTCTTTATTCTGTGCAGAAGATAAATTGTGGAATGTTTGAGTATCTACTATCGCTCCAATAACTCTTGCAGTTGTAGAGTCAGCACCCGTGAGTGTATCTCCAACTTGTAATGTCTTAGTGTTATCCTTAATTGTAAGTGTGTTTGATTGTGGTTGCCATAGAACTACCTCACCAACTGTATATGTGACTGAATCAATAACCGTAGTCAAGTTCTCTCCATGTGTAAAGTTCCCAGCACCAGTATTCATAGTCATTTCGATTGTGTAAGCTTGGTCTGCTTCTACCAAGTCTGCAGAAGTTCCAGTATCGAAATCTTCTCCACTGTATTCGAACAATGAACACCTTAACTTAAATACAAACATTTTTCCTAACTGGAAGAATGGGTCTTGGTCTTCTACAAATCTAATTTCAAATAATGACCCTGTTAATGGGAAGTGTATAAGGTCTCCCTCATTAGGTCTTAATGAAACTGCAAGATTTGAGTCTAGGGAAATAAATCTTTCCCAAGTTCTTAATGATATAATAAATGTTGCTTCTTCTTGAATTTGAACACCGAACTTCGAAACTAGGTCTCCTTCTCCTTCGAACCCCTCGGTATTCTCCAAATACATATCAACACTGTATGAGTCTCCAAATGTGGCTTGCACATCTTCGGTGAATATAGTGTCTTCTTCTACTATCGTGCGAGGGAGATATAGAACATCATGACCATAGAATCGTAATGATTCAACGGTTAAGTCCTCATAGAGATGCTGTTCTGATTTTACAGCATGGTTAAAGTAAACATTAGTAGGCATTTAATTACCCCATTAAGTCCATGACGGGAAGCTCGTAGTTAAGTCGCGACTCCTCTTCTAATTTTGTAATCTCCTCATTTGCTTGTGATTTCATTTCAGCTGAATCCATAGTTACCCCGCCAGGCAATGCAACCCCTTGAAACTTGGAGAGATTCTCTGCCCATTGGTATTTAACTAATGCAGTTGAATATCTTTTCAACCACATATCATCATAGATATCTGTCATGTCTACTGGGTCAATCTTTCTATGACATTCTATAATAATATACTCGCCTGCATTGAAGCTTGACATATCACCGTCAATGTATAGTCTATTCATGTGTTGTTTGTAACGAATAGGTGTTTGACCTACTAGAATACTATCCATCATACTAATGTGTTGTTGCACTTGTTCGTAATATAATATGTTAGTTGCAGTTAAGTCATATAAATCATTTAACCTCATTTGATATCTAAGGTCAAACATATTAAGATTGTGTTTATCGTTGAAAGGAAATATCTTATTTACACCCAAAACAAATTCAGGAAGAACAATATAGTTCTTTTGTTGTTTAACTACTTGATTAGCATAGTCATGAGTCCCCGCAACATTCTCTACGAATTGTTCGTCTGTCTTCATGGTGGCGAGATTGTCTGCGGTAAGTTGGTGTTTTAGATAACATCTTATTGAACCGTCATAATGATACTCTTGGAAGTATTGCAGTGCTTCGTCTAGTCTATCATCAAACTGTTCATCGTCCACATTAATATCAAGGACTGGAGCACCCAGTTTCCTTTTTACATATTCTTTTAGTGTTGATTTACTGTTTGGTTTTGCCATAATAGTTGTGTTCCTTTCGTATACAACTATTTATACCTTTTCTACTCTTGGAAAAAAGTTTTATGCTGAAGTCTGTCTAGTTTCTCGTCAATCTTCTGAATTGAAGATAAAACTCTCTCAAAATCAGCCTCAATTTGTTCTCTTGTTGCGTAGTCTCTTGCTATCTCTTCACGAGTTTTATTGACAAGAATGTCTAATCTTTTTTGTTCTGATAATACATTACGAATCAAAAACCCAAGAGGGAGAATGATTATAGTCATTATAAGATTCCATAAGATGTATGGTGATATCGTGATTTCCATATGGTTATTTATGGAATTCACTTCGTCAGTTCGCCGTCCTCTCCTATTTCAAACTTGTCCCAATCTTCATCTATTCTTAAAGGTTCAGGTCTACCCGCTGAAAGCATCAAGGTTTCTGTATTAAATGCAACACTATATCTATCCTTATTGGTTGGATTAGGCTCTACCATATGCAGACAAGCACTAGGGAATAGAACAAGGCTTCCTGATACTGGTCGAAGATTAAATGATTCATTTTGTCTCGCTTGGTGCGGGAAGTCTGAAACAACTTTTGGGTCTGTATTAATTGCAACAAAATTTCCTTCGTCACCTTCAGCATGAATATATAATGCACCACTATACCAACAACCGTTATGTAAATGTGGTTTATTCCATGCACAATGGTCATTTATGTTAGCCCAAACATTTCCAATATTTAATTGAACTTGACTCATATCAACACCATGAAATCGAACAACATCTTGGTTCAATTTATCTTTCATGACTCTCAACATTTTATTCCATATTGGTCTTCTTTCAACTCCGTCATTTGATTGCCAGCCCGTATATGCGTTAGATATTCTCCGTCCTTCGGGGTCTTTGGCTCTCATGCTATCCATATCTACTTTCAGTTGTTGTAGATATGTCTCCGTCACTAAACCTTCTTCAAGTAAGTTATACTCAAACAAAAAGGTAGGAAATAATAATCTAACCGCCATAATTAATCTCTGTCTATGTTTTCGCTAGACTCCGAACCGTCCCAGTTTAAATCTGTTTGGCTTCTTTGCTTCTCAACGAAATCCATCTCTAACTGATTTTCGTCCTTTTCATGCATAGGACATTCAGGTGGAGGTGATTCTCCTTCTTTCATGTGCTGAAAGAATCTATTTTTTGGATTCCATATCTTAGCCTGTCTATATCCACCAATATTTAATCGAGCGTTCGGAAGTCCTGTTTCTTCGTCCACTAATTTTAAATCCCTTTGCCATTTTTGCATCGAGGCATCTGTTATTGCATGTTCATTAAACCAATCCTTGGACTCCCCATAGAAGTATGTCGATGCCCATTCCTCTCTTCTAAAAGGTAATACCTGTAGTATAGGAGTTCCAGCTGGGATTATGAACGAGTGATCTACCCTAGGATAGAATATGATTTGTCCGTTATCTACACCAACATTAAATCCATCGGTATCGATAACCCCTTGCCATACTGCAAAGTATTTATTCTGAAACAAGAACGGGTCTATAAATAAAACAGAATAGCCCGGCGGAGTTTTCATATTCCAATGAGAAGATATTTTAAATGCATCTTTAACTGGTGAATCATCAACATATTGAATAGTATCTGCAAGTTGTGCCGAAGGGTGTGATTGTGATACTTCATATGTATTTTCATCGACTTGCATTTCCTGACTACCGTCTGGCCAATTCCATTCTACTCCGTTTCTTACTGGAATATCCCTAGTGGCAATAATGTAATAACCCATTGTTAACCAGTCTTGCATTGCTGGACAAGACCTAATAGTTTGAGTCATTCTACCTCTATGGTCAATTCTGATTTTCATCTTCTTCCACCATTCTGGCTGATAGTCTCTAGCTGCTACTGGTCTAAAGTTTGTATAAGACTCTTCGTCATAAGTTCTAAATTCAATCGTGGGCATATCTTCTTTTCTCGTCTAATACTTCAATCTCGTCTCCTCGTAATACGATTGATCGTCTGTCTAAGTATTTAGCATTTTTATGAGGTGCCTCTGCACCGTGTGGTATTCTTCCGTCAAACATTAATAATCTATTTGGAACAAAGTCAACAGAACCTATTTCAAGGTGATTCATTTCTTCTAAAATACCCATAGGAATATTATCTTTATAAAATCTTAATCTTCCACCAAAATTTGGGTTCCAAAAACTATTTGTGTAATATAAAAAAGAAAGGCTCCATTCATCTTGTTGAGAAGCATCTGAATGACATGTTCCATGTTGTCCATGTGTTTGAGAATTACCACCCATATATTGAAACCTAACCCAATCAAAACCAAAATCAGTTCGGATTTTTCTATCTAACCACCTCATTAAAGGGTTGTTTGGATTATCATAACCTTCCTTAAAGTCTACTCCACTAAAATAAGAACAACCCCACAACTGATGATTTGGTAAACCACCTCTATTAGGAATGTCACCGTTTACTTGATTATTTTTTGACCAAGCAGTTCTTCTATGTAATTCATCATCTATAGTTTTCCACAATGAAGTTTCTAGATAATTATCTAGAACATAAACATTGTTCTCTAATGGAAAACTGTCCTGAATATAGAAAGGTTCGTCTATAAAATGGACATTGACATTATCCAGCGTCATTTGGCTGTAACCCACCAGCAGCACGCAAATGAGAAGGTGGAGGTAGTTGCATTAAATAGTCCTCTAAAGGTTTAAGAGTATCTTCTCTTGTTATAGATATCTCTCTAAATACATTTTCAGCAATACTAGCCAATGCGTCTGTATATTCCAAAACCCTTCGGGCATTTGATCTGTGTGGGTGTGCTGACCCTTCGCGAGCAGCAATTAAAACTTCTACTATATCATCAAAACCATACTGTTCGACTTGTTGGTGGGTGTTTCTTCTAACTCCTTCTGCAACTCTACCAGCATATTGTTGATTTAAACTAACACCACTTGGTGGTTCAGAATTTTCAATATAAGCTTCGATTGCGTCCTTTTCAGTTTCAGATAAAGGAAGTTTTGCTTGTTCTTCAAGGTCTTTACCGTCTTCCCATTCTTCAACTTTGCACTCAATATCATCATATATTAGAACTTGATAATCAAATCCTAAGTCAGGAGCGTCAACACTTTCATGTCTCCACTCTAATCCGTTTGGTTTTCTTATAAAAAGATTTCCGTTTTCGCAGTAAATTAATGCATTCATATTAACTCCATTATACCTTTAACATTCTTTTATATGTTTCATATACTTCTAACATATTTATGTGTTCACAATCCATACCTTTTATCCATGGGCCACCTCTTGTATAGTGAACTGCATGGTGACTATTTAACATTTCTTTTTCATATCCTTCGGTTGCAATTTTATCATGTGGTATCTTACTAATTTGATTAGTCCATTCAAACTGGTGTAGAAACTGACCACTTGCATTATTCACAACATCGGGTGTTAATTTTTTACAATCTTCATGTCCATTATTAAATATCATCATACTAGACCATAATTTTTTAGGATATGATACATTCTTTTCTCCACCCATTTTTGTTTCGTCATGTTCTTTAAAATCATATTGAACACATGCAACAGCATGATCAGGGTCTAAGAAATAAAATAAAGACATAGGGGAATATTTCCATAGGTAATCATCGTCTATAAAGAAACTAAATCCTTCATAGTTTTCTAAGTATGGAATTAAGAATCTACTATATGTAAATTCAGTGGATTGATTTGCGTAGTCCCTATTATACTCGGGAATTTGGCTTATGTCAAGTTTCTTAACTTCTACTTTGTAATCATTAAAAAACTCTTGGCCATTTCCACCACTTTTACTTTTATCTATTGAATCATGTATAGAATTTTTTGCAACTTCGAATATATCACTATGAGAAGAATCATAACCAAGATAGATATTAACTGGTTTCTTTTTACATAGTTTAGTTACCTTTTTATTAAAAGCATAAACATGATCTCTAAAATTTAACCCACCAACATTACTAGGAGACCATTCAATCTTACCATCTCTAGTGTATATAGCTGTGACGGAGTCGCCCTTTACTGTATCTCTCCAATAACTTATGATATCATCTAAAGTCATTGAGTCAATGTTAGGAAATAAATTTGTATAATCTGTAACTAAAATAGGTAAATCAGGTTCGTCTATTGTTTCAAATACCTTTGAACGAATCGAGCCGGGATGAACGCTTAACTTAGGTATAAGTTCAACCTCTTCTCCATCGGCCCTAATGAATCTACCACCAGCTGCAGTATGTCCTTGTATGCATTGCCAGAGACCTTCTTTTTGTATATTATTAATCAACCAGTGTGCTTTTGCAGAATGATAGTATTGAGCTTGTAAAGAATTTTCTTCGTCTTGGTTTAACTTATTACAATCTTCATGGTCACTAACAGTTGATAACCATTGATACTCATCATCTGTATTTTTAAAATCCATAGAACCACCTTTTATAGGGTGGTCGGGTCTAGGTTCTTGAGTATATCCTATATGAAGGTATCTATGGTATTGTAATGAATTATGATGCAACTGTTGGTATCCAATCATTTTTCCAGCATCTATTAATTTTTTAACTTCTGACCATGGAACCATTCGTATTGGAGGTTGTTGTGAGACAACATACTCCATTATCTTGTAAGCTTCTGTTTCTTTATACTTGCCCGGCAGAACGGGTGCATCGTGGGGATTAACAAAACTTAAAGAACCTAAGTTACATTCCTGAACCTCACCGCGTGATGGAGCTCCATGAGAATTTTTTACCTCATCGAGGTCTCTACGGAATGTTAATTTATGGGCTTCTTCAAGCGATTCGATCTTCACCATACTCATAATTATATTTAGTGATTTACTTTAAGAGGTAATCGGAGTTGCAGGCCACTGTTGTTGTAATACGCCATCCCATCTTGGGACTGGTGTTTGACCTGTCCTTTGATAAGTAAACGGACTTTGATGAGCATATGTATCAGGAGTTTGTCCAGTTCTCTGATAAGTGAATGGACTCCTGTGATTATAAGTGAACGGTGTTTGTCCAGTTCTCTGATAAGTGAATGGACTCCTGTGATTGTAAGTATCAGGAGTTCTACCAGTTGCTTGATAAGTAGATGGGCTCCTATGGTCATAGGTAAATGGACTCCTATGGTCATATATTACTGGTTGCCTTGAATCTCTAATATTAGGTTCTTGAATGTTCCTGATATTAGGTTCTTGTTGGTTTCTAATATTAGGTTCCTGTATACTCCTAATGTTCGGTTCTTGTGCATTTGAAGGACTTTGAGCATTCTTAATAGTAGGTTGCTGAGAAGCTCTAATGTTCGGTTCTTGTGCATTAGAAGGACTTTGAGCATTCTTAATAGTCGGTTGTTGACTTGACCTAATGTTAGGTTCCTGTGCGGCTACTGGATTCCTATAGGTAAATGGTGACCTATAGTTATAAGTATTCGGTTGCCTTGCAGACGCTTGATAAGTGCCCGGCTGTCTTGCCTGTGCAATAAACGGTTGTCTTGCTGGTGTTTGGTAAGTAAACGGAACTCTATGGTTATAGGTATACGGTGACCTATGTTGATAGGTATACGGTGACCTATGTTGATAGATTGCTGGTTGCCTTGCCTGTGCAATAAACGGTTGTCTCATTGACCTTTGGTAAGTGAACGGTTGCCTTGCCTGTGCAATAAACGGTTGTCTCGCCTGTGCAATAAACGGGTTCCTTCCCTGTGCAATAAACGGGTTCCTTCCCTGTGCAATAAACGGCTGTCTCGCATTTCCAATATAGGGTGATTGATAAAAAGGCATTATTCTTTCTCCCCGCCTGGCGGTTGTCCACTATAATATACTGGGTTTCTACCTTGATAGGTAAATGGATTCTGTGCGTTATAGGTAAACGGTTGCTGTGCGTTATAGGTAAACGGTTGCTGTGCGCCATGTGTAAATGGATTCTGCGCGTTATGTGTAAACGGGTTTTGACCACTCGCTGGATAAGTAAATGGATTCTGTGCGTTATGCGTAAACGGGGTTTGTCTATTTCTACTATTCGGTTCCTGTGATGACCTAATGTTTGGCTCTTGCGCATTCCTAATATTCGGTTGTCTTGCGTTTGCTGGATAAGTAAACGGATTCTGTGCGTTATGCGTAAACGGAGTCTGACTATTTGCTGGGTAAGTAAATGGAGTCTGACTACTTCTTATATTAGGTTCTTGTGCAGATACAGGACTCCTATATGTAAATGGAGACCTGTGATTGTAAGTAAATGGAGACCTGTGATTGTAAGTAAACGGGTTTCTATATGTAAACGGCGACCTATGGTCATAGGTAAATGGTGACCTATGATTATATGTAAAGGGGTTCCTATATGTGAACGGAGACCTATGGTCGTAAGTATAAGGACTTCTATGGTCGTAAGTAGTAGGACTTCTATGGTCGTAAGTATACGGTGACCTATGGTCGTAAGTAAACGGACTTTGTTTACTCCTACTATTCGGTTGTTGAGAAGCTCTTATGTTTGGTTCTTGAGCATTGGCAGGATATGGATAAGGGTTTTGTCTATCCCTTATATTAGGTTCCTGTGCAGCTGCAATATAAGGATACGGTTGTTGTGCATCTCTAATATTTGGTTCTTGTCCAGCTGCGATATATGGATAAGGGTTTTGTCTATCCCTTATATTAGGTTCTTGACCTGTCGCAATATATGGATAAGGTTGTTGAGTTGCTTCTTGACCAGACGCATCGTTCCATGTCGCTGGGCCTGTTTTTGCATATATTTGATCAACCGCTTTCCAAGTGGACGCACCTGTCTTTACCCAAGCACCTTGGGTTGCGTTCCAACCTGTGGGGGTCTTAACCTTCTGATTACCTGATGCCATTTGTCCTCACCAACTCTTAACTATTAAGAGTATAAAATCCACAAGTCACCAACGGCCCCATCTCCTCCTGTGGGTGCTGAAGTTGACTGATACACATTTCTTGCTGTCCCGCCACTGTTTGTGGCATTTGTAATAGTAGTAGCACCGACTGATAATGCGGTTGGGGTAATTGTTAATGCACCTGTCGAAGCACCTGTTGCTGCTGTAGTTCCTAAAATAAACGAACTTGCACTATCGTCCCAACCCATGAATACATTGCTCTCTGAGCCCCTTTCGATAACGATACCAGCATCATTTGACGGTGTTCCAGTTGTTCCAGTTCCTAACTCTAACAATGCATCTTCGATTGTTGTATTAGTTGAGGATACTGTTGATGTTGCACCATTAACTGTTAAGTTACCTGATACAATCACATCATCAAATGTTACATCGTCTGATGTGCCAACTGCTTGTCCGATACTAATTGCACCGTTAGATATTGCAACACCTGTTCCAGCAGATATGTGAGCCCTTACTTCTCCAGCACTGGGCCCTGTGTATGTGAATACACCTGTTGAATTATTGTATGCAAGTGAACCGTCTCCACCAGCATCTGTGACTGATACATCTGCTCTTACTAAAGCTTCTGTGTATTGTGTTATTGTAGTTGCAAGTGTTAAAGTTCCTGCTGCATCATCATATGTTGCTGTAATTCCAGTTCCTTCGGTAATTAAAGCATTAACTCTATCGTCTACTCTTTCTGATGTATGATAGAGATTACTTGAACCTTCTGTTAATGCATCTGTGTTTGCAAGAACGGTTCCACCTAATGAAGTTGCCGAACCACCGATTGTTATACTTGAATTTGAAAGTTTTGAATTTGAGATAGAACCTGCCAACATGGCATCTGTTATACCTAATGCTTTAACTCGAACTGCATCTGAACTTAATTCTACTGAACTTCCGTCTACACCTACTGCAAGAACACCACTTGACGCTGCAAGTCCGTTTCCTGCTATTGCTGTAACTACATCTGCTATTGCTTCTTTCTTACTTCCGTTTGAATCATTTGCATCTACTATTGCAATACTGTCAGCTGCAACATCTACTGCAGCTGCTGTTAATTCGCTTAAGTCTAGTGCTAGTGATACTGCACCACTTGTTCCACCACCTGATAAACCGTCACCTGCTGTGACTCCTGTTAAATCTGCAGTTGTGGATAAAACACCACCTGATGCAGTTATATTAGTTCCTGCCATTGCTGTAGCAAGGTCTGCGATTGATTCTTTTCTTGATCCGTTACTGGCTGAAGCATCTACTATTGCAATACTATCGTTTGCAACATCAACAGCAGCTGCTGTTAATTCACTTAAATCTAATGCAAGTGTGGCATCACCTGATGTTGCACCACCTGAAAGTCCGTCTCCAGCGACAACACTTGATATGTCACCTGTTTCTGCATCTCTTGTGATTGTTAGGGTTCCGGCTCCATCATTATATGATATTCCTATCCCTGATCCTGCTGTTAATAAAGTATTGACTTGGTCATCGATTGCTTCTAATGCAGCGGTTCCAAATGCAGCTGCAGTTAAGTCACCTGAACTGTCGACTACTTCGGTTGAACCTACATTCAGTCCGTTTTTTATTCTAAAATTCTGAGCTGCCATTAAAAGGTTCCTCCGTCAATAGTGGCATTACGAATAGTCTTTGCCTCTGTTGCGTCCGCGAGATGGGTGTCAACTCTTGTAGTTGTAAAGTATTTAGCTGAAGAACCTTCTGATATATCATCGGTATCCAAGGTTGAGACTGCAGCTGCTACCACCTTCCCACTTGAATTGATGACCTCGGTAGTTCCACTGTTAAATCCATACTCTGATCTGAAATTTTTTGTGTCTGCCATTTTTTGTGTGTCCCTAAATTATAATTCATTTAGTTGATTATAAGATTATTTATAGGAAACGACTCCCTAAACGAGAAAGAAAAAGGGCCCGTGGGCCCTTTTAATTTAGATTTTTTTAAACTTATGCATCTATTAGCGTTCTTTCAAACTTAATTGTAGTTGAGTTTGCAGAAGCGGGTGTGCATTTGAGTCTAACATCTGAACCACTGATGTCTGCATCAAAGGTTGCAAGTGCTGTATCTAACAGCGTCCCATATGAAGTCAATGTGACTGTAGTTCCGTCATGAATTAACATAATCTCCGTAGAATGGAAATTAGTTCCTTCTGACATTGCAACGATATATCGTGCAGCCCTAAAGCTTGCATGGGCAAAAGTGTCAAGATTAAACTGTGATGTAGAAGTTTTGCTTGTAGCAGACTTCTTACTGTTTTTATCATGCATTTTTTTGCTTGTTTCGATTACATCGTCTGTAGAATTATAAGTCAAATGACGGACAAGTTCTGCAAGTTTAAATGCGTTTGTTATAGCCATATCTTATCCTCCTACGAATGTCTTATTTGGAATGTGTCAATCGTTGTATTAGTGTTTGCTGGAGTCACGAGAAGTCTCATGTTTCCACCACTAATATCACTGGTTAAAGTGAACAACGATGCGGTTGAGAATATATCTCCGTATTGAACGAAGTGTGCATTCGAACCGTCATTGATTAAAAGAACTTCTGCAGCGTGTGTGCCCGCAGAAGCATGAGTCGCGTTAATTACATATTTAATTGCTTTATTAGCAACTGCATTTGCAGATAACACTTGGTTTGCCGTTGTTGCAGCAAATGAGCCTGCAGTATAATAACCTTGGACTAAGTCCGCAGCAGTTATACAAACAACCTCAACAACATCTCCTGATATTGCGTTTGCAGCTAAAGTAACGGTGGTCGTGTTTGTTGCCGTATAGTCGGTTCCAGCATCAACAAGTTTTACACCATTTAAGTATACTTGTTCAGACCCTACTGTGTAGGATAAAGAAGCACCATCATCATCGTTTCCAGTGATTGATGTAGTATTACTTGTAATTGTGTATTTAAATATTGATATGCCTGAACCACCAACATCGCCAAATGACAATGTTCCTGAACCATTCGTCTTCATAACCTGACCATTGGTTCCATCACTTGTAGGAAATGTTATAGCATCATTGATTGTAAATGAAGCTGGATTAGAACCGATTTCTGAAATTGCAGCTGACCCATCATTTTTTTCGGTATACATTCTACCGTGATAGGTGTTAATTGCAACTTCCCCTAATACCAACTCTGCGGTAGTAGGGACATCGTTCTGTGTCGAACTCCTTTTAAATTTGATCTCTGTTGCCATTGGTATCTCCTCCTAGATTAGATTATGGATTAAAATGTTCCACCATCTATCCCAGTTACAGTGACAGCACCAGAAGTTACCGTGAAGTTAGCAGTTGCAAATGAGGCTATACCTTTATTTGTAATTGTTGCATCTTCTCCAGCGATTGTTATACTTCCGTCTGCATTTGTCACATCGATACCTTCACCAGCCGTTAGGGTTGCAGCTGCAAAGTCATTATTTGTTCCATGACCTATAAGCAACTGACCTGCTGTTGGAGCAGACCCGTCTACGCTAGTTATTGAACCTGAAAGTGCAAGACCACTTGCCTCAACTCCACCGAAGACAGCATTTAATGCTGTTCCTGAGAATGTTGAAGAAGAGTCAGTTGCAAGTCCTAGTGCAACAAACTTCTGAGTTGAATCATCGTATCCGAAGAATCCGACTCTAGCTGAACCGTCATTGTATTTAAATTTAATACCACGGTCTAAGTTATCGTCTGAACTATCGGCACCAATTTCGAACACTGGGTCAGCGATAGAAACTGTAGTAGAGTTAACTGTAGTAGTTGTTCCACTAACTGTTAAGTTTCCAGCAATAGTCACATTATCGGGTAAACCGATTGTAACTGTATTGCCTGAGGCAGCTGTTGTCACCTCATTTGCTGTTCCAGCAAAAAGCATTGTTTCAGAATCTAAGTCTATTGATAACGCACCACCTGAATCAGCTTGGAAATCCAAGTCTGAACCAGTTAATTGAGTGTCCACATAATCTTTTACAGCAGCTGAGGTAGGTAGGGTAGTATCATTATCGTTACCCGCAATACCTTCTGCTTCCAAGACTAGAACTGCATCAGCGATTTTATCTAGTGTGACAGCATCTGCTGCGATCATACCATTTTCTACTGCAGTTGCAGCAATCGTTAATGCACCAGTTGACGCAATAGTTGCATCTCCTGACACTGTTTTGTTATCCCAAGAGTTAGACCCATCATAGATTAGCACCTGTCCTGACGCTGCGCCAGAGATGCTAGTGTCGGTTGCACCCGCCACCGTTGATGTTGTTGATGCGAAACTTAAGTTTCCACTACCGTCAGTCTGTATGACTTGGGTATTAGAACCATCTGCAGTTGGTAGTGTCCATGTAACACTTGCACCTAATGTATTGCCAGCTTTTAAGCCTACATAGTTAGAACCGTTATCGGTATCTTCCATTAGTTTCAGTGTTCCACCTGTGGAAGCACTATTACCGACTAAGAAGTCGGCAGGAGTTGCAGCTGAACCAGCAAGCATATCTGTATAATACTTACCACCAATCGCTTGGATTAACGGTGTAGTGTTATTAGAATCTACTGACTCAATATAAAGTTTTGCCCCAGCACCACTATTCGATCTATCTTGCACATATGCCAATTCCCCTTCCGCAAGATCACCTACGGCTGGAGCACTGACTCCTGTGCTTCGTTTGATTTGAATTACTGTTGACATTTTTTATTCCTCCTAGGAATATTTTATCGTTATAGTTAAATTTTCGTTTCACTATCCACGAAAGATACATTATAAAACTGTCCACTCACAATGTGGGTCGTGACTCACTAGAATGCCACCTTGATTTGATATAAGTATTTAGACAATTAGAATCGTCTATAGGGTATAATTGGAATATAAATTCCTAGTCCAACTCCTTCGTTTTGTATGACTGGGTATATGGATACCACTTGAAGAGCTCTTAGTGTGAACTGTCTTTCTCTTTTGTTCAGTTTCTTGTCTAACATGTTGTAAATCATATAATTCATTGCTAACTTTATAGCAACTACTTCACCTTTCTTTGGGTGAGTTCCAACTAATCGATTTGTTTCGTAATAGGGACAGTGTGGATTTCGGTCTTGACATTCGATTAATGTGAAAGTCTGAATCACATCCATAGTTTGTAGAGTTATAAAAGATTTGTAGAGACGCTGGTCTTGAGTCGACCAATCATCTAGTGCAGCGTTACATATTCCAGTTGCAGTTAATAGTAAGAATGTAATTAACCACTTCATTCATATTTTAGAATGTTCCACCGTCAAGCACAGTTTTTGTCACCCACTTATCTGTCGCTTGATCGTAAGAGAGTAGACCGTTATCTGTTTCTGTAGCATTAACATCTAACAATTCATTGATTGATTTACTACTTAAATCTGTAGTTAAAGTTCCGCTGTTTCCAATCGCAACTTGTTTTGCTCTGATTTGATTTCCTTGTAGAACTCTTGCTTTAATACTTGCCATAATTACCTCGTTACGCCGGGAGTTAAGATTGCTTGTCCTTCAACAACCCTAGTTGTTTCTGATGCAGCACTTGTTATATTTAGGTCATAGACATACCTACCCGCTTCTAAAGCAGTTGTTTGGGTATCAGTAAGTGTCATTTTCACTTTACCCGTTGCAGCTGTTATTACAGTTGCGAAGGTTGCAGATATAGAAGCAGACCCATAAGTCTTTCTTATTTGGGCAGCTGCAGTGTATCCAGTGAGGTCTAAAACTTCTCCCGCGACATCTGTGCAGTCTACTTCAATAGAATAATCTGTTCCTTGGTCGATATAAAGATTTGCTATGATTGCCATACAACTATTTATCTATTTTATGATTTAGAATACTGTCCACTAGGAACTTCTTGGTGTATTAAATCTACACCCTGTGTATTTGGGTTGTGAACATAAACCTGCTTTACCTTAGTTGCCGTTGACTGGCCAGGCTTATTAACAAATACACCTTTCACTTTTGCAAGAGGGCCAATTGGTCTTGTAGTTGAATAAGGCGTTTGATATGGAAACGGTGACCTATGGTCATAGTTAATTTGATATTGATGCTGATAACTATGTGGCTGTCTATGTTGTGCAATAAACGGTTGTTGAGCATTTGATGGGTTAGCATATGTAAACGGCGACCTATATTGATAGGTAAACGGTTGTTGTCCATCTGCAGTGTATGGATATGGTTGTTGTTTGTCAGCAGTTGTTTGTCTGTTTGCTGTAAAATTTACTTGTGCTTGATAAGTAAACGGACTTTGTTGTTGGTATATAACTGGATCCTGACCTGTCCTTTGATAAGTGAATGGACTTCTGTGGTCGTAAGTAAATGGACTTCTATGATTGTAAGTATCAGGAGTTCTTCCAGTTGCTTGATAAATATTCGGTTGGTAAGCAATTCCAATAAACGGTGACCTATGTTGATAAGTCGAAGGTTGTCTACCAGTTGCTGAGTAACTTGCTTGATAAGGATACGGAACTTGTTTATTCCTTTGATTATTTTCTTGACCATTGGCAGGATATGTATAAGGGGTTTGTCTATCCCTTATATTAGATTCTTGACCTTGTGTTTGCACCTGATTCGTGCCAGCCATAAAAGCAATATACGGAGATGGTTGTTGTGCTAGTGATGGATTCGGAGCCTGTCTTGGTTGATTTTGAGTTTGGAATATATAAGGTATCTGCATTGGTGAAGAGCCCGGCTCTGGGTCTTGAATCGGGAACCGACCTGATGTTGACCCACTATATTGGAAGGTGTAAGGATTTTGAACCTGATACGACTGTTGATATTGTGCTTGATAAAATGAACCTTGTGCAATGATTGGAGTTCGAACTGGTTGCTGTGCGTTATAGGTAAACGGACTTTGATTGACCAGAACCAAGCTTTGTTCTTCCATTTCACTATAGTCAGGATACCAACCACCATAAGGAACAAAGGCTGGGTTAGTCTGATAAGTAAACGGTTGTCGACCTTGAGCTATAATAGGAACACCTGAAGCGCCCGGCTGTTGATAACTCACTGGCGACGGTTGCTGATGTTCGTAAATATATGGACTTCTATACGCATAAGTATCAGGAGTTCTTCCAGTTGCTTGATAAGTAAATGGACTCCTATGATCATATGTTGTTGGCTGTCTTCCTATTGTAGGATATGTCGCAGGATATTGATAAGATGTTTGTCTATTTCTACTATTCGGTTGCTGTAAATTACTATTCGGAATTGCTGTTTGAGTGCTAGCAGGATATGGATAAGGGTTTTGTCTACCCCTTATATTAGGTTCCTGTGAAGCTCTTATATTAGGTTCTTGTCCAGCTGCGATATAAGGATACGGTTGTTGGTTGTTCTTAGAATTATCTTCTTGTGCGTTATAGATAACTGTAGTTTGAGTTGGGTATGTAGTCGGGTGTTGATAGATAACTGGTGTTTGACCTGTCCTTTGATATGTAAAAGGTTGTCTAGCATCTCTTATATTAGGTGCTCGACCCTCAACTATGTTCTGAAAAGTAAATGGATTTCTGGCATCAGCCGTAAATGGACTTTGCCTATTTCTAACAGAAGGCACAGCTTTCTGTCGAGAGACAGGTTGCTGTCCTTGTGCAATTACTTGTCCTTGGTAAGGTTGTTGAAACTCCGAACCAGTGTTTATATAGATATCGTCAGCCATATCATACTACAAACCATAAGTGACCTTCAGCCGTTGATCCAACTGAGCCTGGCGCAGATGATACTATCTCATAATCAAGTTCAACCGAATCACTATTGATTTCTATCCCCTTTGAAGTGTTTACGGAGAAGTCACCTGAATTACTCATTGTAAGTCCAGCTCCTCCACTTAAATAACTTTGCACATCTGAATCAGCATATGTTGCAGCTGCTACTAATCTAATTTCACCATCACTGGCACCATTATCTACATATGTTGCAGTTACATTTGTGTGATTGCTATGAGTAAACAAAGTCTCAACTGCATCTTGGGCATCTTCATCTGTATAAGTTGCAGCTGCATTAGAGTTTTCCCACTTATTGCTTGTATCATTATAAACTAAAACTTGGCCATTTGCAGCACTAGCTACTGTGACATCACTCAAATCACCAACTGAATGACCTGATATACCAGCTGTTGTTGTTGAAGTTGTTGCATTACCTGATAATGCACCTACAAAAGTAGTTGAAGTTATAGAACTGAATCCTGTTCCTACACCACCTGTAATAGTTGATGTTCCATCAGTGAGTGTTGGTGCAGTTAATGTTTTACCTGAATCAAGGGTCAAGTTGTCTTCTACAAAAACATTACCATTTGCTAACTGAATTGTATAACCCGACTCTAATAAAACTGTTCTTCCTGTGCTAGACCCATTTAAAATAACTCCATCAGTGTTAACATTATAAATTGTATTTGCAGCTGTTTCTACGAAGTGACCTCCAGCAGCTCCTCCAACACCACCAGCGTCTCCTAAGACTGAACCAGTGAATGCATAAACTGTAAGAATATCATTTACTGCAGCTGCATTTTGTAAAGTTATTTTAGTCCATTTACCAGCAACTGCTGTGGCTGGGTTGTAATCTGTTCCTTCTACTAAATGTTTTGAAGTTCCCGCTGATACATCATTCAAGAATACCTGATATCTGCCCGGCAGAAGTTCTAAGGTATCAAGATTTGAATCTTCACCAGTGAAATCTGTCTGTCCAGCAGTTGCAACATACTCATATGTTTGGAAGAAGAAGGTCTTTGCTTCTAATTCATTAATTGCATCTACTAGATTATTATCGTTAGATATACTTCCCGCAAGTCCAGCAAGAGTTCCGACATCATTTGCGAGGTCGTTATGAGTGCTTCTAAACTCTTCTAAAGTTTGATTTCTGTCTACTGTTCTAGCCATCTTTGTTAATTAATCCCTTTAATAATGTTTTTATCTCACCCATATCATTCTTTAAACTATTTATTTCATCTCTCTGTGTTCTTAGCATTTGTCTTCGTTTCATAGTAAGTCTATACTGTTTAACATCAGTATTAATTATAGCATGAGACTCTTCGTCTCTTACTAAGTGTGTATGGCCTTCTACTTTAATACCCATTATGCAAGTGCCATACATCTAAGTGCAGATACCGATGGAACAACACATGTGTTATTCCCTTGTCCTACAATTTTAACTACAAATGAAGTAAATTCGGGTAAATCCTCTACAGTATATTCGTATTCTTTAAAATTCTTTTGGTCTACCTCGATTGCTTTATCGGGAGCTCCAGTTGTATTAAAATATTCAAATCCAATATCATCTAATGGAGTTGATTCATCTGCTTTAATAATTTTATACATGAACTTAAGTTGAGTGTTTGGTGGTCTAAAGTTATCTGCAATAACCTTTAGGGTTGTAGCAGGTGTTTTAAGATTGACTTTCCTTGTCACATACACCATTGCATTGTTATCACCTTCGGGTTCCGTAGAGGCCGAATATGTGACTCCTGTAGGCACATCTGAACTGCTGTCTATAGTGTTTAGTCTATTTCCTATTGCAAGACACCCTATTGTTCCTACATCGATTACTGGTGAAATTGTATTATTCAATGAATACATTTGTAATAATAATCTGAATGACCTTACACTTGACATTTCGTTGTCTTCATTAATTTTTGAAGCAACGATGCCTGGCGAATCTAAGAAAGAGTTGTCATTTAATGTTATAAAATTGTTTTCTGACCTTCTAGTATAGGCAGTATCTCCAGTTGCAATATGTCCCTCGGGAGCTTTCATTGCAGTTGATTCTGTGCTTGCAATAATTTTTGAACTACCTACTTGTGTTGAAGGTATCATTGTATGCAAACAATCGAAGTAATAGTTTCTAGAAGAAGTGACTTCTTCACCACCACCTGTTGTTGATTCTAATGCAGTATATCCACTTACAAACTTATTAACACCAATATAACTTGTCATACCGACTGCAACATTAAATGAGTCAATACCCATATCTGATACTGCAGTATAAGTGATTGTGCTTGCACCACCGATTGCGTCTACTGGAAGACCACCTAGGGTCTGACCAATAGTTTTAACATTAACTGTTAAGTCAACTGAGCCACTTCCGTCTGTTCCATGGTCAAATTTTTCGAAGGTAATAACATTTCCAACTGCATGGCCTTGGCCGGGATCTTCGATTTCTACACTTGTAATAGCATTACTTGCAATTATAACTTTAAGTTTCATTCCTGTTCCACTTCCAGTTGTAGAATCTTGAGTTCTTGCAGTATATGTTCCGTTGGCTGCAGTTCCACTTCCTAGAGCTGCACTCTCTACTTCTAATACAGAACCTAGTCTATCTCCAACTACACCTTTTACTTGAACATTTGAACTTGTATCATAATGTCCGTGCATATAACTTGAAACTTTTACTGTATTACTACCAGCAGTTGTTTGTATTGGGTTCTTAGCAAGTTTTGATAATTCTAAGTCACCATTCTCGAAGTATAAACTTGAAACTTTCGAAGTATCAAAGTTTGCTACCTTCATGGTGAACTTCATATCATCTGTTTGTTCTGCTGTCCAAGTTGAAGCATTCTGTGATAAGAATAAGGAACCAGCATATGGTTGTCCTGAAATTTGTTGTGAAGATATTATATCTGTTTCTCCCATTCTTGATATCCAACATTCGTATTCGTTTGAGTTAGAGTATACGACTAATGCATATTCTTTCTTCTCTTCAACCATTACTGGTGATTCAAATGTAAATGTTGTTGCAGTTGAACCGTCTGCTGATATATTGACATCAGCTGGGTTATGAGTTACAGTAGAGAATGGTAATACTGTTTGAGCAGGATATCCATTAACCATTGTTCTTATTTCAACTGACACTGGCATGTGTGTAGATTTTGCTTGGAAGTATACATCAACCGAAGTTAACATCATTCCACCCGATGCTTCTACTAAGAATGATTGTGCAAGTGGGTCTGCCCAACCTCTTTCTAAGAATGAGCCTGGCCCAACCCAAAAATCCTCTACATTTGCTTGGAAACTCGCAACTGGTGGTATGATAACCACTGGAGGTGGCACTGGGAATACAATAACTGGAGGGTCAAAGACTATAGGCGGTATAGTAGGTTGTGCAATTTCTTCTGGCGGGAAAGTAACTATTACAGGCTCATCTTCAATCACTACAACGATAGGATCAGGGTTGGGTAAACCTATTGGTGTAGGCAATGGTATAGGAGTTGTATCGACTGGAATATCAGGTGCTACTGTATCGGAAGGAGACATATTTAATCTCTCACCCCTTCTTGTTTGTGACCTTTCCCCTTCTGTTAATTGAGATATAACTCTACCATTTCTTGTAGAAGTAATTTCTGTTTGTGAACTTGCCATTAGGCCTTGAGCTTGATATACTGCAGAGCCCATACTTGGTGGATTACTTAAGTTATAAAAACTAGAAGTAAGTTTCAGTTCTCTCATTCCTACTGGGAATGCTTGTATATCACTATTTGGTAATTCAAAATATCCTCTTAATCGACCATTACCGTCTGACTTAAGATTATCTGCTACAGTTGTAGTGCTGTTTGTAGAATAAGTTGCACTAAAAGGTCTTACATAATCGTCCACCCTAATTCCGTCAAAGAAGAAGAAGTGGTTTGTGTTTGGTTTTAAGTTAGTTGCATCAATCTCAATAGTCCTTGCTCTCATAAATGGAATCAATGTGACCGCTACAACTCTATCGTTTCTTGTTTCTGTGAAGTCTTCTACTACAGAAGTTGTTAGACCTGTTCTTGTTTGAATTTCAGGGGTTTCTGTAATCTCTCTTGTAACTGTTTCTCCAGCTAACCATGTTCCACCTTGAGTTGGGTCTCCAGCCCATTGACCACTAGAAGTTGATTGAACTTCTGTAGATACTGTAGCGGGTTCTCCAACCCATGAAGTTTGCCATGAGTTCCATACAGTTCCTAAAGAGTTTCCTACATCAGCCATAACTGCATCATAGTTTCCTTCCCTGTTAACTCTTACATCAGGAAGTCTCTCTGTATCGTTCCATACATCTGTGCCCGGCGTTAGTTTAACATTTCCGATAAATGCAAAGACATGATATGGGTTTACATTGATATGTCTTGAAGCTTTGTCTTGGGTAATAAATGCTGCTTCAGTATAAGGTAATGTAATTAAGTCACCAGTCTTTGTATAGTTTGCAGAAGTGCTTGTGTTTAATCCAATATCAAAGAACTGTGAATACGATTGAGGTCTTAACATACCCATTCCAGTATCAATAGCACACCTGTAATCAGGGTGATTAACATCACCAATCTTATGTCCTCTAAAGTTATCTACGAGGAATCCTGATTTGAATCTGTCAAAACCGTCTGCATCTAATATCTGTGCAGATTGCGTGTCTTTCTCTAATAGAGATAGTGAAGTAATCCTTTCTAAGTTTGTGACTCTGTTATTAATTTTACCAATATCTTTCATAGTATATCGTCTATGGTCAAATGACCTGACTCTAATTCTATCTAAAGACTTGGTGTAAGCTGGTATGTATAACTCAAACATTTCGATTGAGTCGTCAATAGCTTTTGGTTTAGTTGGAGATAGTGAAGGTATACCAGTTGATATCTCAAACATTCCGTCCTTTTGTAAGAATATTTTATCGATTCTTGAAGTATAGAACTCTATATCTCCAGTTGTAGTTGTTGAAGGAACTGGTGTGGCTTGTGTCGCACCTGCTCCAGCAAACACTTTGTTCATATATTCAAATGGGTCTTTATTTCCTAACCCTGTAGATATATTCCAAGGGCTTGCTGGGTCAGGAACAGAACTATTAATAGCTCCAGTGAAAAGTTTTGATACACTTGGTCTAAAGTCTATTGAATCTGATAATTCGAATTGACCATCGGGTTCTAATCCACCTAGGTCTACTTTGTTTGGTGAATAGACTGGAATATCTGCATAGTCTATTCCGTCATATGATCTTACATCATAGAATTCACCACCACTTGCTGTGAAGCAATCGAATACTATGAGTATTGAATTGTTTGGTGAAGGTTCGCCTGGCTTTAATGAAATTTTACCGTGGTCATAATATCCGTCTCTCTGACCATTGTCAAAGAAGTATCTGTCTGTTATATTGTCTGAGCCGGGCAGAAGTGTTCCTAATGTTGCTATTGCATTTGAAGTCTGACCTACTACACTTTCACCGTCAGTGAAAACAAATTTGTTCATGTAGTAGAAGTATGTTGCAGCTCCACTATTGTATTTGATTATTCTAGCTTTTGCACCACTTGTCTGTCCAATAAAAATTTCCTCTGCTACAGGTTGTCCTGTGACACTTCCGAATATTGCACTTGGTGGTAATGGTGTTGTCCCACCAATTCCTTCATAGATACCTCTGACTCCAAAACAGTCTGAAACACCTAATGTAATATCTTTATGATTGTATGCAGTTCCATAATCCGTATTAGCTCCATCTGCAGCGGATACTATTGCACATCTTGACCTATGTAATGTCTTGTCTCTATTTACTGGTGCGCTTAATTGAACTGAATATGATATTATCCATTTACCAGTTGCACCACCAACAGTGAATTGATATCGTTCTGTTGTTGCAGTTGGAAATGTTTTGCTTCCAACAACAGCGGTAACTGGGTCTACTTCAGCACCTAGTGTTGAAGACCCGTCTGAATTTGTATCGAAACAAGATATTTGGAAATTGTCTCTAGATAATTGTAAGAATGATTCGTTATTATCTGTAGTAATTGCAATAACTCCACCTGAAGCAGTAACAACCTTTTGTC